CGCATCTATCAAGCAGTCAAAATCCGCCATAGCATCTTCAGCATTTCTCTGAAGTGAATGGTGGAATACTTGTAGAGCAATTCCATAATCAACGCGCTTCCAGCCTTTACCTTCGCCACCTGTATTCATTGGTGCTACACCACCAATAGCGATACGCATTTCTTGTTCGTTTTCAATGAATACTACTGCTGCTGCCCTAGATGATTGTCCGGGAAAAGCATTTTCTTGGAAGTTTATACGCTTTGGAAATGAAGATAATGTTTGATTTAATGTATTTATTTGTGCGCTAGCAATCCAATTGCGCACGGCTTCGCGCACAGTTGATCTAGACACTATCTAATCCTACGATAAGGTTTCAATAAATCCATCGCCATCGCCATATCACTTCCAATGTTTTGTTGAAGATTTGAAGTGGCGCTTGAATTAGGCAAAGTTCCTACCGACATAGTCAAACTAGCATCTCCGCGAATTTTTAGCATTGCAGTTGTAGCAAGAATAGTAGCCTCTTTAACGGCTGGTGGCAACGCAGAGATAGAAATTCCTGCGTTATGTGTGTATAGCAAAGCATGATCTAATGGAACAGTTGTAGAACCAAATACATAAGTATCTGCTACTGTAACATATTCAGAATATACGCCATCATAAATCTTCAAATGTTGCCCTGCTGTTATACCTACTCCGTCAATAACTGTTAAAGTTGTTTGTGTAGCAGTTGCGCTCGCTATTAAAGTATTTGTATAACCATTAACATAACTGTATTTCAAATAAACTTGAAACCCACTGCTATATGCTGGAAATCCAAATTGAATAGGACCTTGATTGGTCATTGTAAAACCTAGATTAGCGAAAGGAAAAATAACCTGTTGATTTTCTAACCATGCTACTGAACAATCAGTTACTGTGATTAACTCTGTTGATGGATTGCCATAAGCCAAAGCGGTTAAAGCAATAATTGGATTGTATCTTGGGTGGAACTTAATTGTTCCGTCGTTTGATATACGCGCTCTTTGAGTTTCAGTTTCTGTCGTTGCGCCTAATACTTGATTACAATATGTATCAACCCATGAAGAAGCGCGAGCAATTACATTCGCTAATTCATTATTTTGTGCTTCAGGGTCTTGAGAATTAAATACTAAATTATCAATATCAATAGCGGTAGGCGCATCTTTATATTCTTGAATAGTTAAATACGGAATTGAACCTTGTTGAGTTGTGGGATTAATCGCTGCTGCCACTTGACCCATCCATTTCTAGTCGTTCGTTTTCGTGTCCGCAACGCGAACATTTCTTAAACCAACTACCGAATCCACAATTACTACATGGGTATCCGCCATTGGTGCTAAAACCATTTAATCCTGCTTCGCCTAAACCTTCTTGTTTCAATTTCTTTGCCAGTTTTGGGTCTTGAATATTAAACAATCCATCTTTGCCTGCCCTTAAAACTTTTTTGCCTCTATTTGTTTCTACTTCTATTTCTCGTAATCCCTGTGGTGGAATTATTCTTGACATTTTGCCCCCTTGTTAAATAGTGGTGCGCCCAATATATGACGCACCACCATTATTCAATTACTTATTAAGCACTCTTAATTCCTGAAACTGCTCCATTCCACGCAGGTGCGTAGCAGAAGAAAGTTCCACGGAAGTAAGTTGAGAAGTCGTAAGTAAATTGTACTACTGGCCATTGAATGCCCATGTAATCCTGAACATTTACTGCTGCCCAAACATCTGATACTTCAGTATCAGGAATTGGCAGAGTGTAAGACAGAACAGGGGATACGCCTTGTTGTAACCATGGGTGAACGGTCAAAGGAACCATTTTACCTGTGATTTCATTGTAAAGCGCGCCGATTGTAGTACCACCTACATAACTTCCGACATCAGTCTGTTGTAGATTGATACGGTAGTTAGCGGTTGAGCCATTCTTAATTGCATCAGACAATTGCTTGCGGTCTGAGCCGTTAATGAGAATCTCATCTGGGTCAGCCTTAACATTGTTGTACAAGTTATAGAATACTGTCTGATATTCAACACCCGGATTAGAAGTGTTAAATACAGCATTTACATTGTTGTTGTAACCTGTGTTTGCGCCAAGCACGGTAGGAATAATTCCATCGTATCCTGTTGCGTAAGCAGATGTATCTGATGCTGGTGGCACATTTCCAGATGTAGCAAGTACGCCTGAGATTGTGAAAGCAGCAGTTCCAGATGTTGATGTTGTTCCATTATAGAACGCAGCAGCGCGACCTGGGTTACTTGCTCCTGTTGCAACATAAACATTGTAACCAACTGCGCCAGTTGAAGGAACAGTTACATTTACATCAACAACTTTTGCGTTGTTGGCAACTGTTGTATCTACGGCTACTGATGAAACAGATTCACCAAATGAACCAGCAGAAGCGGTTACAAATACATAGATATGTCCGCCTGCAACAGTTGTAATGTTTTGCTCTGAACCAGTCTTATCACGAACTGTTGTTGTGATAGTTGGGGCAGCAATAGCGCCTGAATATGGTGATGCTGTTCCGCGTGCGTATAGCATCATTCTTTCTTCCATCAACATTGTTGCATAAAGTGTTGAGGTTGAAGATAGTTGACGAAGGTCTTGATAGCCCATACCTGAGAAATTAGCATCGAAAGATACTTGATCAGATAGTGAGTATGAGTTGTATGGCAACACTAAGTCATCTGCAATGTAGGAAATCTGTGGACCGCGAATTAACTCTAGCGGTGTAGATGATCCTGGTGCGAAGTTGTTTTGTGTTGTTTCAACAATTCCTGGCCATTGATTTCCAACGCCTGTACCTGTACCTGTGTAAGCAGTAATACGCTTTACACGGCGAGAAGTACCAATTCCTTTTTTACGAGGAATCTTATTGCGTAGTGGAGTTGGGCGAGGTGTAAGCATCTTTGCTGGTGCTTCCAAATCGAAAGCAGCAAAAGATGTTGATAACGGATTAGTAAGAGTGATTTCTTTATTGATATCACCAATAGCACCGCGTTGTGAAGTTAATGCAGAATTTAGAGATGCAAGTGCATCAGGAGTTAGTGACTTGCTAAGCGCAAGTGATTCTAACTGCTTGACTGGATCTGCCCCTAATTCGCCGTTGATGAATGGTCGTGGTGAAGAAAGCGATTTGCTTAATTCTCCAAGATATTCTTCGTGGCGTTCTGCAGCAACTTTAGGATTGGACTCATCAAACAAGTCCTGAACTTTTAAGTTTTCCATTGAGTTGTTTTCTCCTGTAAAGAGTTATTTAGATTCTACTTCAGGCTGTGATTTGGCTAAGAATTCTTTTGCCATATCACGAAATCCTTTAGCAAGAATCTGGTCGGTTGTTGCGGAAGCCTTTGCGTAATACAAATCTGCTTTGGCTTTCCACTCGTTTGTTTTGTTAGCACCTGTCGCTATGGTTGCCCTTTTAGGACCGCCACCTATTGCGAGAGATTTTGCCGTTGCTAATTCAGTTTCAAGGGATGCTGCTTTGTTCTCTACTGCCTCTTTTGCAGATTTCAACAATGCGACTTCGGCTTCAACCGAACTCATAGCACTCTTTACGGCTTTCTCAATGATGTCATTTAATTTAACATCAGCGAGCAGGGACTTATCTGCTGAGTTGTCCTCATCAGAATCTTCTTCTTCGATAATTGTTCCTACTTCTTCAATAGTTGAAGGTGGAACGATTGTTTCTGTTGATTTAGGTAGTGGTGTTTGATTAGGTGAAATCATAGTAGCAGTTGATACATTTGCTATTTCATTTCCCGGTGTTGCACCAGTAACTTCAACTTGTGTTAATCCGTGTGTCGCTTGTGGCATATTGCAACCACACTCTAAGCATTTGTGTGTATCAGCAGCCATAGTTACATCATCATTTTGATCAACTAATTCTTTCTTGGCTTCTGCTTCGCCTAATTCATGTTCGGCTCCGCTACCGGCAGGACCTTCAGCAGTTTCTTGTTCGGCTGATTCGCCATATTGTTTGTCAATGTCATCATATCCGTATGATTTGCATTCCATCATTAAATCATCTACGGTTTTGCGAGCAGATGCATAACGACTAATCATTTCATCGCGAGAAGGAATGGTCTTGGTTTCTCCACCCATAGCCATTGAATCTCCCGCTATTTCTTTCTCTATGTTGGTTTCCAAGAGTTCCTCTACTTTCGTTAGTGTTTTCTCACCATTAATTGATTTTGCCAAAACTAATTGACAATTTGGATTTGCTGGTCTATCAACGAGGCTGATTTCAACAATCTGTCCGTCAATGATACGACCATTTGCTGCTTTTTGGTCACGCACCACGCGAGGTGATTTTATGCCAATACTAAATCCGCGAAGTACGCGGTTTTGAACTTTCTTAACTGATGTTGGGTCAACTACAAGAGCGCTGATGTAATGTCCATCTGCTTTTGCTTCATATTCTTTAGCCACGCCAGCAGCAATGTTGCTGTGTTGCTCGCGGATATTACCGCCAGTCCTGAACCAATCAGGCATGGCTTTGTCAAGCCACACTGGGTCGCAGATTTGCTGATCGATATCTAAATTGTCATCTGTTGCTTTGCCATATACGGTAATAGTGCCATCGTTATTATCGTCATACTTTAGAATCTCAGCATAGACATTTGTGTTATTGCTCATAGTTTTCCTTTACTCGGTTTGATCGCCATAGACATATTCCCATAATCCAGTATCAACTGTATATGGTGCGATGTCGCACATACAATTTGGGTGAACTGGTGGGTCGCCATTAGGGAATTGCTCTCCAATATCTATTGGCGAAGCATCTAGATTTTCTTGACATTCATCGCAAGGGTCTGCGACTAGATATTCAATTTTCTCTACACCGCTTTCGGCATAAAGTTCCTTGCTAGCCTGCACTACTGCTCGGCTCATTTCAGTTTGAGCAATAGTTATTGCTCTGTCATCATTTCCTATTATGTAGGAAAGATCGTCGACTACTTCTTTCGGTGTGAAACCTTGTCTAAGCCCCTCGGCGAGCGCTGTGCCAATCTGATTCAAGGTGGTGTTAGTAAGTCCTTGAATAACTATTCTTCGGCTCTGTAATAGGCGTTTAAGACCTTCTGGTGGGTCAACTAAAGCAGCAGCAGCGCGATTTCCGGGAGTCCATTTATTCCAGTTAATAGTCAATGCTCTTTGCAGTTTTTGCTTACTAGGTGCTGCTTTCTGCAATCCTATTGCTTTGGCTAATTCATAACTGGTTATATCTTCACCTAATATGAAAGCGTCTGCATAAACCTTGCCTAAAGCATTGTAAAGTTTTTCTGTACTTTTAGGGTTGATGAAGATTTTAGACCAATCCCTAGCCAATACTGGCTGTAATTTATATGGCTCATTTGTTTCTATGTTTCCTACTGGGTGATTAGAAGCAAACCAAAAATCTGCTATTTCTTTTGGTGAGAACATAGCCTTCATGCCTTGTTTTATTGAACGAGCATGCCGAGCCGCGAATTGAACTTTCAATCGCGTTCTGTTCGGCTTCATTACAATCCTATGTATCTCTCAGCAAACCAGCGAGCCGATTCAGTATCGCCAATAGCGATATATTTATTTATCACTTCAGCGTATTCTGATTCAACTATTTCAAAATTGAATGGTCGCTTGAAATTACCTTTACGCATCCATTTTAAGAATTTTTTAACCTCTTGTGTAGCACTAGGAGTATCTTCAGACATTGTTTCAACTACATCAGGCCTTGGTTTACCTGTTTCAGTTAATGGTTTTTCGCCAATTGTGAGATCATCTTGCGTTTGTTCTACATCGGATGAACTGACAACACCTGTTCCTAAGTTCATAGTGGAGGCATCAACTATTCCATCAGGAGATAAGAAGTAAAGCGCTCTGCCTGACATCAACATTGGCATATCTGCCTCTGGTGTATCTATAACAGGTAAGCCCATTTCGCTACGCGCTTCATTAACGGTACGACCACCGTTTTTCATTTCAATATCCATCTTACGCGCTTCGGCTTCTGTATTAAGTCTTGATTCAAACATAATCTTAAACTCTAGTTCGCGAGGCATTCCTAAAAATGTGTAACAAAGGTTGGTAACTTGCTTGCTTACCCAGTTGGCTAATGGAGCAATACCAATTGCCTCACCTGACATTGTTTCACCCATTTGTAATCCGCTTGCACCTAATGAGCCTGTGCCACTAAATCCAATTTCGCTAGGCAATACGCCAAAGTGACCGCAGATAGATGTAATTAAATAATTATCTAATACATCTTTGAACTTTTCCCCATATCCATCAAACTGGACTGGATTCATACCAGCAGGAAGTAAGCGAGCGCGTTTACGCTGTGCTGTTTGTCCTGATAGGTCATCATTAAATATGTTTTCATAAGCACGAAGCAACTCTGGGTTATTACCAAAAGTAGCATCGGTAGTAAATAGTAATTCAGGCAATACACCATCTGTATATTCAGCGCGTATCCATTGTTGGCGGCGCAAATAAATGTCAGCCAAAGGTAGCGCTCGCTCTACTGGACTAAATCCATAAACTGTCCAAGTTCTACGGTTACGAACAAGATAAGCCAATTCATCTGCGGTAAATTCACCATCGGCATCTTCTATTTCACTTGTTGCCATAAATTCAGATCGAGG